TTTGCGGTTGGAACCCCTTATACCTACAAAATAGCCCTATATACTGCTAATGCTACTTTAAACCAATCAACCCTAACTTATACAACTACGGGTGAAGTGGTAGGTACTGGGTATACGGCTGGGGGTAAAATCCTAACAATATCTCAAGTGCCGATATCTAGTGGAGTTACAGCTTATATATCCTTTGCAAACGTAACTTGGAGCCCTGCTTCCTTTACGACTAGAGGGGCTTTAATCTATAATAGCACCACTGGAGCCGCTGTTGCTGTACTTAATTTTGGGGCGGACAAAACCCCTACAACGAGTTTTACAATAACGTTTCCTACGAATAACGCCTCTAACGCTATTATTCGTTTTTCTAACTAAGGAGTTTTTATGCAAAAAGAATTAGCAAGCTGTGGCGATCATGCTGTAGCAACATTACAGGCAAATGCCTCTATTCCAGAGGGTATGGTACAAGAAGGTTTTTATCATGTTGAGTGCCGTGATGCACAAGGTAATTTGAAGTGGGAAGAACAGGTCCCTAACTTGGTTGTTGCCGCAGGCAAGCAGTTGATGCTTGATACTTTATTACGTACTTCTGGTACATACACTACAGTTGGGCCATTTTTAGGTTTAACTAAGGTTAGTTTGACCCCAGCAGCAACAGACACAATGACTACTTTGGTTACTACTAATGCCGCTGAGTTTACTAACTACACAGTTGGTGGTTCTGCAGTTCGTGGTACAGCAGTGTTTGCGGCGTCTAGCTCATCAGGAACTACACCATCTAACGTAACAACTTCATCTGCAACTGCTATTACCTACACTATTACTGGTGCTGGTGGTACGGTATATGGCTGTTTCTTGGTTACTGGATCTGGCGCAGTTAGCACACAAAGCTCTACAGCAGGTACTTTGTATTCTGAAGGTAACTTCACTACAGCTAAAGCTACAACTGCGGGTGACACAGTAAGCGTTACTTATAGCACAACTGCTACTAGTTAAGGAGTCCTAAATGGCTCTAGTGCTGTATGACCGTGTTCAACAGACCGGTACTGCTAACACAACCGTAAGCTTTACATTAAGCGGAAGTGTCACAGGGTACCAGTCTTTTTCTGTTGTTGGTAACGGCAACACAACCTATTATGCTGCTACAGATACTTCTGGAAATTGGGAAGTAGGTCTTGGCACGTATTCAACCACAGGCCCAACACTAACTCGCACTACCATTTTATCTTCTAGTAACTCAGGCTCTGCAGTTACATTTAGCGGTACTGTTACGGTATTTGTTACTTACCCTTCTAGTACTTCTGTATATGAGGACACTTCTGGAAACGTATCTGCGTTAGGCACAATTACATCTGGCGTATGGAACGGCTCAACTATTCCTGTTGCTTATGGTGGTACAGGTGTTACTGCGTCTACAGGGGCTAGTTCTGTTGTATTAAGAGACTCAAACCAAAACATTACTATTAACCGTTTGAGCCAACAAACTACTACCGTTACTGCGGCTGCTGGCACAACAACATTAACTGCGGCTTCTACATTTAGCTGGGTTTTAAATGGTACAGGCGGACAAACTTTTAAACTACCTGACGCTACTACGTTAACCGACACCACAGCATTTGAATTTAACAACAATGCTACTGGCACTTTGACTATTGTTGATAACGCTTCTGGTGCTGTTGGCACTATTGCTTCTGGTGGCGCTGCCGCTATTGCTCTTATAGCTAATGCTACTGTGGCTGGTACATGGGACGTTCATGCCTATATTCCTGAAAGCGTTACTTGGGGTACAAACTCTTTAACTCTAGGCTCTACTGTTATTACAGGCGGCACATGGAATGGCGGCACAATTCCTACAGGGTATGGCGGTACAGGTTTAACTACATTTAGCGCAGCTAACAACGCTCTTTATTCAACATCTGCTTCAGCTTTAGCTGCTGGCACTTTGCCTGTTGCTGCTGGTGGTACTGGAGCAACTAGCGCAACGGCTTATGCTGTTCAGTGCGGTGGAACAACATCTACTGGAGCGCATCAATCCATTGCTTCTGTAGGTACTTCGGGTCAGGTTTTAACATCTAACGGTGCTGGAGCATTACCTTCATTTCAAAATGCTGCTGGCGCAACTATTACAGGCACTACAACTGCTGGTACTTATTACGTTATTGGTACTACATCAACCTCTGGATCGTTAACTACAGCTTCTATTTCTAACACCAATGCGGTTTCTTACAACGCTAATACTGGTGCTTTAACTGCTGTATCTATGGTTTCATCTTCTGATGAGCGTTTAAAGTCTAATATACAAACCTTAACTAACGCAGTCCAAACCGTAGAAAACTTACGTGGTGTATCTTATTTGCGTAACGACAGGCCAGAAATCGGTGTGGTTGCTCAGGAAGTAGAAAAAGTTTTACCAATGCTGGTACACGAAGACCCAGAAGGTTACAAGTCTGTAGCTTATGGCAACATGGTTGGTTTACTTATTGAGGCAGTTAAAGAACTATCTGCAGAAGTCAAAGCGTTAAAAGCAGAGTTAAATAAATGACACAAGCACAACGGTCTAACTAATGTTTGGAATCTCGTCCTTTGCCCAAGCACCGTTTGCCTCACTGGCAGGGACAGCCTTTACCGCTACGCTTGCTGAAAACATAAGCATGGCAGATTCTAATAGTCAAATCTGGGCGTTTAACCCAACGTTTGTTGAAAATATCGGAATGCGTGACGTAGAAAATAGTGACGCTGGAGTTAACTATTTTGGTAGTGCAACAGAAAATATCGGTTCTGGCGACTCAAGCACCCAGCTATCAACGTTCCTACAAAGCCTAGCGGAAAATTCTAGTTTTGATGACTCTAGTGGGATTAGCATAATTTATCTTTTTGAAATTGCAGAAAACCAAACAATGGAAGATAGCCCCGTGGTGTATTTTGCCGCTGCAGTAAGCCGTTCAGAGCCTATAGATTCAGTTCAAGACTCAAGTACTCAGCCATTTGTTTTTAATCAAACTATAACAGAAAATAGTACCCTAGCTGATACTTCTTTAAGCGCTGCTCAGTTCCCTGTTAGTATTACTGAAAACATGACTTTGGCAGAGGTTCAAGCTATAGCCGCCCAATTTGCATCAAGTATTACTGAAAACATGACTTTAGCGGATAGTTTTCTTTTTATGATTGTGTTTACAATTACCGAAAACTTTAGTTCTGCCGATTCTAGTACCCAAATATCAACGTTTTTACAAAGCCTATCAGAAAATTTAAATTCCGCAGATTTAACTACCCAGCAATCTGCTTTCGTACAAACTAGAGTTGAATCTCTTACTGTATCAGACTTGGCAGGGGCTTCTGGATGGTTTAAAATCAACAATAGTCAAACCCCTAACTGGGTACCAATTGACACAATGCAATGATAATGAAAGATTAATATGGCATCTACTTATTCACCGTCACTACGGCTAGAGCTTATCGGGGACGGAGACCAATCTGGTATTTGGGGGCAAACCACCAACAATAATCTAGGCTATTTGTTAGAACAGTCCGTTGCTGGGGTTATTGCCATTACTATGACCGATGCTAACTACACCCTATCTAACTTTAACGGTGTGGTAGATGAAGCTCGAAATCAAGTTTTGGTTATGTCTGGCGCAATTACCGCAACCCGTAACGTTATTGCTCCGTTGGTTGAAAAAACCTATATCGTTAAAAACAGCACTTCAGGTAGCCAATCTATCCAAATCATTGGTTCTAGCGGTTTAGGCGTAACTATTCCTAACGGCGCAACCGTGCCAGTTTACTGTGATGGCACCAACTTTTATAGTGCATTTACTGGTTCTGCAGGCAACTATACGGTTAATGGCAACCTTGCGGTAACAGGCACAACGACTTTAACAGGAGCTTTATCAGGCTCAACAGCTACATTTTCTGGTGCAATTTCTTCGGTATCTCCAACATTTACTGGAACGCCCACGGCGCCGACTGCTTCTGCAGGAACAAACACAACCCAGATAGCTACAACGGCTTTTGTGTTGTCCAACGGTGCACCTACGGGCGGTTTAATTATGTGGAGCACAGGAACAGCTCCTAGTGGCTGGTTACTTTGTAATGGTACTGCGGTAAATAGAACAACATACGCCGCACTTTTTGCGGTGGTTGGCACAACCTTTGGTTCTGGTGATGGGGTAACTACATTTAACTTACCAAACTACACAAACCGTATGCCATACGGAACTACTGTGGGTGCAACAGGCGGTAGCGCAGATGCGGTTGTAGTAAGTCATACCCATACTGCTACTTCTGCTGTAACTGATCCAGGACACAGCCACAGCGTTCTTACTTATCGAGGCGGTGCTCCCGATAATTGGATTAGTGGGTCTTTCTCAAATTCTCCAGTAGAGACATACACTACAAACTCTGCTGTAACAAATATTACAGTGGCTACGACTAACACAGCTACTGGGGTTTCTGGTACAAATGCTAACTTGCCGCCTTACCTTGGCATTAACTTTATTATCAAGACTTAAGAAAAATTATGAGTCGACCTACAATTATTGATGACACCATTTAATAGGAGCAACAAATGGCAATTACAACTTCGGGAACAACCCTAACTTTTAACGATGCAACAACGCAAACTACTGCGCCTGTTAATACAAATGCTAACGTAAATTCTGTAGCTGCTGGTACGGGTATTTCAGTGTCATCCACTACAGGTGCTTTGACTGTTACTAATTCTGGCGTTACTTCTGTCGCTGCCGGATCAGGCATTACTGTATCAGGATCTACTGGTGCAGTAACAATTTCTGCTGGTACAGTCGGCGGAATTTACTCAACAATTAATAAATTTAATAGCTCAAGCCCTTTTACAACTCCAGCAAACACAACTCAAGTTATGTTAGTTGTAATAAGTGGCGGTGGCGGTGGCGGTGGCGCTGCTGCTACCCGAGGCGGTGGCGGCGGGGGTCCGGGAATTATTGCAACAGGTATTTATCCTGTATCAGCAAGCACTTCATACCCTATTACTGTTGGTAGCGCCGGAAACGGCGGCGGAGGTGGACAAAACGGAAGTGCGGGTAACGCATCATCTTTTGGAAGCATTCTTACTGCTAATGGCGGTAATGGCGGTCTTGCTGGAGGTAATAATCCAGCCCCCGGTAACCCGGGAACATCACCTTTAGCCGAAGCAACGAATCCTGCGGCTGGTTATGCTCCGGGCTTTGCGCTTTCTACTAATGGCGGTGGCGGTGGCAATGGCGGTGATGGTGGCAACGATGGCCCCGGCAATCCCGGCATTGGTGGAACAGTTTTAGTTTATTACTAAGGATCTATTATGAAAAGTGCATTAATTGATATTCCATCTGCTTTAGTTGTGCAGGTAGAGCCTTTAGGACAAACATTTGCTGTTGATCCTGCACACAAATGGGTTAATTGCCCTGATAATGTAACTGCTGGAAATTTTACCTACGCAAATGGGGAATTTGCTGCTGTCCCACAACCAACACCAGAACCAAATACAGCTGAACAAAATAAACAAATTGCAATAGCTAGTTTGAAAGTTACAGATTGGACAACTATCCCCGATGTAAGTAACCCAGCAAAAAGCAACCCATATTTAAGTAATGCTCAAGAGTTTGTTACCTATCGCAATGCAATTCGTCAATATGCAATTAACCCTGTAGCGGGTAATATTGATTGGCCTACAAGACCAAATGAGGTGTGGACAACTACTTAATGAACCAAGAACTTTTAGATAATAATTATTTGTTTGTGCCTGATTTTATACCTACTCAAGAGGCATTTACTTTATATAAACAATTTAAACAAGAAACACAATTATACCCAGACATTTACAAAGAAGACCTTCAAGTACGTGGATCGCCATCATTTCTTAACTATGTACCTTTTATTGCATTAATGTGTGAAAAAACAACGTATATGAATAAGTTAGTTGGAGAAAAACTATTACCTACATACGCTTATTCTAGAATATATAAAAATGGTGCTGAACTAGTAAAGCATACAGATAGACCAGCTTGTGAAATTAGTGTTTCTTTACACTTGGGCAGCGATGGTACTTCTTGGCCCTTAGGTTTTACTAGACCAGATGGAACCACAGTACTAAAAGATTTATTGCCAGGGCAAGCAGTAATTTATTTTGGGTGTATATCGGAACATTGGAGAGAAGATGCTTTTACTGGAAAAGAGTACGGACAAGTCTTTTTACACTATGTAAGAAGTAATGGTAAATACACTAATCATTGTTTTGACATGGAACGCATTAAAAAATGAAACATACATATATGGTTTATGAAAACGCTGTATCAGCTGAGTTGTGTAATCAGTCAGTTAAGCGTTTTATTGAAGATGACTACAAAGATGGTTTAGTAGGAACCTACCCCACAGGCCAAGTTAATAAGGAAATAAGAAACGCCGATATTCAATGGGCAAATAAATATGACGTATTAGAGTGCATTATGGCCCGCTTTATTATGCAAGCTAATCAAGACGCTATTTGGGATTTTGATATAACTGAACCTGAAATTATTCAAATTGGAAGGTACAAACCCGATCAATTTTATGGTCAGCATATTGACTGCTATATAAAAGGCAGCAACATTGTTGCTACTGGTAATGGTGGTGCGGTTATTGTCCCTATGTTGTCTCAAAGAAAAATTAGTGCGTCATTGTTATTAAATGATGAATCTGAATATGAAGGCGGGGACTTAGTGATATTAAACGAAACTGTAAAAACTAAAAAGCAAGGGTCAATTATTGTGTTTCCTTCTTTCTTGTCGCATCAAGTAACTCCTGTTACAAGAGGGATTCGTTATAGCGCAGTTTGCTGGATGGCAGGACCAAAATGGAAATGAATGTAAAGATAGACAAATTTGTAGGTATTTTTGAAAATGCTTATTCTAAAGAATATTGTGAAAATTTAATTAAAAGTTACGATACTGCTATAGAGGCTGGTTTTGGAATAAATCGTCAAGATGAGACAGATATTTCTAAACTACAAAAATCTGACATGCAATTATTTAATCCAATAGACAACATACAAATTCCAATATCTAGTGTTAAATATTTTAATGAAATATTTTGGAGTAAATGTTACCCACTTTATCAAAAAGAATTTGGCGTTTTAAAAGATTCAGGAAAACATAGCAACTACTCATTTAAAATGCAAAAAACGGGTTTATGTGAAGGTTATCATATTTGGCATTTTGAATCTGATAGCATACACTTATGTAACCGTTTATTAACTTGGATGGTATATCTAAACGATGTAGAGGAAGGTGGCGAAACAGAATTTTTATATCAGAGCATGCGGGTTAAGCCAAAGCAAGGGACTTTGTTAATTTGGCCCGCTGCGTTTACACATACACATAGAGGTAACCCTCCGTTAAGTAACGAAAAATATATTGTTACAGGTTGGACTGAATTTTAAATGATTTGTTAAAGGAAAATATTAAATGTTTATTATTCATTGGATGTTTGATAAGCTTGGCTATATGCCAAAAATTAATATGGAAGTTGGTAAGCTTGACGTTGAGTTTAAGGCTGCATGGCCTTTCCCAGAAGAAGTAGAAAAAAAGCCCGCTGTAAAGAAAGCCACTACACGTAAGCCAGCAACAAAGAAGGTGAAATAAAAGTGCGTTATGTCAGATCCGTTTGGTTTGTCCGAAGGAGTAAAGACTCTTAGCGGAAGCCTAGATGC